CTTGCCCTTACCCTGCTTGGTGGACGAGTTGCGCAGTTTCATGCCCTTGTGGGCCTTCTTCTCGTTGGTACCGTGATGTTTCGTGGTCATTTTCTCCCTGCCTTTCGTTGTGCTCGTTTTTCGTACTCGCCACGCCTGCTTTTGGAGAGGTAAATCGCGATCCTCTGGGAATTGGCAACCTTCGTTCCATGCTTCTTTTTGGTCCGCTTATACGTGGACCCTTCGCCTATCTCATGGAAGGCTTTCTCGCGGCTTGCCGCATCACGCGCGTTGCTCATGCCGTCACCATCCTCGGGTTGCATGCAGGGGAGCAATACTTGACACGTTTGTCGAGAGGTAAGTTCGCCCCGCAAACACACTCTCTCACGCGACACCGATCTGCGCTCACTTCTTCGATACTCTTGCCTTCTTTATAAAGACACTGCCACAGTCTGTCCTTAGCCACGCCAAGACGTATTGCCCATTCACATAAGGACAATACCTCGCCGAATCCGGCTATGCTCTTTGACCTTTTCCGCCGCGACACAGACATGCGATGTCTGGATTCGAGCGTGGGTCTCCGACCAAGGCTTCGCTCGCTCATCTCCCGACGCAACTCAGGGGATTGCCACGTTGCGATGTTCGCTTCTCGTATTTTCTGTTTGTGCTCTTCGGAAAAGCGCGTTCCCCTCACCGCATCGCCGATATGATTTCGCCACTCGGGTGAGAGCGTTCTACCCGCAGCTATCGTGGATAGTTTTTGCCGGTGATCGTGGGACAACCGCTTCCCTATCTTGGATAACGCAATCTTTTCTCGCGTCGCTTCCGAGAGATGCTTTCCTTTGGTGGGACTCGGTCTGCCTTTCATGGCATTGCGGTGCCTGATTCTTGCTTCCTCGCACAAACTGGCGACGCCATCGCCGCCTTTAGTCATGTTGTAGCCGTGCGGCGCTTTCGTACCGTAAAACTCCACCCAATACGCTTCTTGAGCACACGCTTCCTTCCAATTCGCCGCTCGCGTCAATTCCATAAACTCGAAATATTTCGCCCCGTAACGACGAATTGCCCTACCCAGAAGAAACGACGGTTTACTTCTTGCGGATCTGAAGTGCTCTTCTGCTCTCTTTGTTACGGTAAAACGAGTGATTCCCACATACATCTTCCCGTTCGCCAAATTGATGGCGCAATAGCACACACACGGCGCATTGTCAGCATCTCGTTTCATGCTCTCGGACTCGCCATCTCCTGTTTAAGACCCTCTTCTTTCAAGTATCTGACGAAACATCCATAGTTCTCCCATCTTTTATTTCTTGCCGCCGCCTGCTGATAGAACGACTTCAGCAAAGGAAGCGTCTCCTGCCACTGGACTGTCTTCATCATCGCCAGATAGTGAGCGTAATTCAATATGGCGGGCCAATCGTCCCTCGCACATTGAACGTAAGTGTTCGTGTTGTCCAGCAGCGGAGCATTCGCCACCACCGTAACCGACAGACTCTGCCCCTGACCCGGAATCGGCGCCATCATGTCCATTCCCGCTTCGACCACGGCGGGAAGATACGCTTGAGATTCCTGCCAGTTCACCGCCAGAGCATCCATGTCCGACAAGGATGTGAGACTCGATACCTGACCGTTGATGAGCGTCTGCAATACCCAGTTCGACCCCTGCATCAGGCCCGTAAGGTCCGCGTACCGCTGACGATAGAACTCCGCTTTCCGGCGATCGGTGGATTCGGCTTCCGTTCCCAGTACATCCGCCATTGCACCGTACATCGGGACCATCGACCAATCATCGGGCAAGCCCAGAAGCGACGGCGTGGGAGGCGCGAACGTTGGGGCGGCATTCAACGCCAGCATGTCGAAGAGTCCCGGCGTCGTCGGCGCCACATCCACATCGAACGTCAGCGGAGACTGGCTTACCACCGTCCATGATTGCGGGAATCCGTACTGCTGCAAGTACCCCGGCTCGAAGGACTGAAACGCCAGCACATCCTCGCGCGTGAGAAGGAATGGCTGGAAGCATTGCACGTTCCCTGACACTACGCCCGATGTGGGAAGGCTCAGGCTTGCAGTCGTGCCGGATATGCTGGTGATGAACGTGCCCACCTTAATCCCCGTACCGGTGATGACCTGACCCGCTGCGATGCCCGTTGCGGACCCAAGAACAATCGTGGACGCACCCGACGACCCCGTGCCGGTGGTTGTAGCCATCAACGCGAGGAAGCGGTTCCTGCGGGCTTCCAGCACCGTGTCGCCCAGAACGTATCCCGTCCTGACGCCGGGAGTCGAGTTGATCGAGGCGAGTTGTGCAATATTACACGAGGTCGCCTGGATCGTTTCGTTGCACCGCTTCTGGAGGCTTGCCTGAAGATTCTGAAGCGTGAACTGTACCGTCCCCGCCCACACTCCGCTACTCAACTGCGGTTCAAGAAGCAGGTAGCACATCTGGCCGTAGAGAAACTGGTCAGTCACCGATCTGAGCCGCGGCGAGCCAGACAGTGTGCCGAGATTGATCCACTGGCCTTGGGCGTTGGGAATAACGTAGGGCTGGTTCCACTGCTCCGTCAGACCGTTCCAGTGGCGCAATCCCTCGAATAGGTAAATTTGAAGCTCGGCATTAGACCAAAAACTACCCGCACTGAGCCGCGCGAGGAGAGCGTTCTGGGCTTCGGTTTGTGTGAGCCATGAATAAGTCGGCACTTAGTTCCATCCCGATTATTGTTCCAACAACACATCCCAACGGTATGCGCATTCGTCCGCGGATACCGAATTGGTCGCCACGATCACCACAAACGAGTCCGTCCCGCTGCCGCTCGACGTGTCAATCGCCGCCGTTGTGGGCGCAAACATCGTAATCGCGTTGCCCTGCGTAAAATACAAGGCATCCAGCGTCTGCGCATTCGTCGCCGTGTTGGCGATCTGCTCCTCGCCCCACGCCTTGAATCCGATGGCTATATTATTGTTGATCAACGCCGTACCCGAGTTCGCGTTGCTCGTGTTCCATGCCACCTTCAGCCCGCATGTCCCCGTGTTCGCCGCCGTACACGTGGGGTTGAACGGTGTGTTCAGTGCCGTACATGCCGCTTCCCACACCGTGATCCGCAACCGCGATCCCGCCGTCAGCGTCCCCTTCGGTATATCGCAGTATCCAATCACATTGGACGTGAGATTGCCCGTGTTGAAGATGTACCCATTCTGGTTGCACACGCTCGGCGCCACATTCCCGATACTCCGCGCCATCCCTATGCTGCCAGTCCCGAAATCCATCTTCCCCAGGCTCGACTGATCGCTCGGAAGCGTCCCCGTATAATTGTTCCCCAACCCCGCCCAGTTATTCCCCGCTATCGATACCTGGGTCGGAGGCGTGCTCCCGAACGCAATCCCCACTCCCGTGCCTGACCCCTGCATCGAGTTCCCGCCAATCTCTACCCCGCTCAACGACGTGCTCGTAAACGCCAGGCACGTCTCGCTCGAGGATGCATGGCAGAAATTCCCCTTGAACACGAAACTCGATCCGCCCCCCACACTGATCCACGTTCCTGCCGCCGCTCCCTCATCCGAAAAATAGCTCTCGTCGAACTCCAACCCCTTGAACGTGAACGTAGAATCCATTATCAGCGCCCCCGCAGGCGCCGGATTGCCCTGAATCGGCTCAAACGTGCTCACATGCGACTTCCAGTTGTTGTCCGCATTCCGCAACGCCGCCGTCGTCGCCTGAGCAAAATTGTCCCGCTCCAGCAATACCTGAATCGCATACCCGCCCGTCAGCAGCAAACTCCCGCCAGATGTCGTGATCGAAGTCGAACACGCCGTACCGCTGACATACGTCCACGTCGTCGGCATCGACGTGTACCCGCTCCCCGCCGCCAGCACACTGAACGACGTAAATGCTCCGCCCGTCACCGTCACCGTCAACTGCCCACCCGACCCGCCACCGCCACTCGACGCCACTACGCACGTTCCCGTACCCGTCAGCGTCCCGCCACTCACGTACGTCGGCGCTGCGTTATACAGGTTCCCGCTGATATTGTTCGCCAACTTCCCCACAATGTTGTACGTACCGCCGTTGAACAGCGAATCCCGAATCGACACATCATGCGAACCATCCAGCAACAGCAACGACGACGGAGCCGCCACAAAGCTCGCACTCGAGGGCAACAGCTCCACATGATCCAACGTCAGAAACGCGGTGTCCGGTGCCGTCACTCCCGTGCTCCCCGGCAACTTCTGCCCATTGATCACCGGCCCCGTCAGGTTATTCGAGTTCCACAACAGCGCGAAGTTCTTCAGCGTCAGATGAGCAGACGAACGCGCCGTCAACGCTCCCGTGCTCGCCGTGCCCGTGAATACTAGCTTCGTCGCCAGCCCGGGACCGCAACCAGAGAGCTCAACCCCCGTAGTCGAGTCCAAAACAATAGGCGTCGCGTAGTTGAACGTTCCACATGGAATCCAGATCTTCAACTGCCCTGCCGTCACCGCCGCGTTGATCTGCGCTCCAATGTCCGCGCCTGCGTAAGACGTTGCATAGACAGCATTGCTCGTGCCGCTGATTGATGGACTGGGATAGGCACCGGACAGGTCGCCGCTGGCGCTGCCTGTCGGAGGCGCTCCAGACAGGGTATACGTGGCGTTGTTTGAGCACGTATAAACCAAGCCCTGATATTGCAGGGCGGGAGACGTGTAGGTGCAGCTATTCCCAGTCGGGTTCGAGTTCACAATGATATAGGTCGAAGCAGTGACTTGCGCCCTTACCGCTGCGGCGAAGCATACAAACGCGAGGATACACAGTGTCTTGCGCACGGAATCTACTCCTGATATGCCACGTCGAGCTTGTCGCCGCTCACGATATACACGTACCAATCATTGAGGTTCTGGCTTCCCGGGATACCGGGTCCGAATGTGAGGTATCCCTGTATCGGAACCGGAATACCCTGCGTGACGGTCACCGTCGCCGGATCTCCACCGAAATTCATCGGATTGGACCCCCGGTTGTACACGATCATCCACTGAAACGGCACAGACGGCTTTACCGGGCTGTTCCAGAACGTCACCGGAAGAATCGGAATCGTGCCCGTCGCAGTTGCCGTAATCTGGAAATTCTTCATCTTATACTCCCTTTCCACTCGGATACGATCCGATGTTCAGCCGGCCGCCCATCGTGGCATAGGACTGGCCGCCCTGCCACTTGCCAGGCTGGTGAACATGGGTAAAGTTCTCGCCGTCAAGGTTGAGGTCGATCGACAGCACCTGACCGAACCGCTCGTAGTACTCCTTCTTCGCCACTTCCGCGAGCAGCATCATGCCCTTGCCCGAACCCGGAACCTTCGCCTCCATCTCCGCAGCCTTGTCCTGCAAGAGCAGTTCCTTGGCCTTGTACTCGACCATCGCTTCGGTGATGGGAGGCTCCACCGGAACCGTCGTCCAGTCCTGCTGCGTCTGCGGCAACTGTCCTTGGCGGCGGTACGTGAGCGCGTAGGAGTAGCGGTTCCCCTGCCACGGGTACAACTCAAACCGCTGCCATCCGTACGTCGCGCTTCCCGCCCGGTAGTCGAGTCCGGCCGGCACGACGTTCGTGGGCGTAGACGAGTTCAGCCGCTGCGGGTCAAGGTTGTCGAGGTCAGCCCGCGTAAGTGTCCAGAAGTCCAGTGGCTGCGCATTCGTGAAGTCCGATATCGTGATCCACTTGCGCCAGTCCTGAACCGGCGCCACGAAGTAGCACTGGTAGATGATGAATGGAATCCCCGGACCGGTCAGCGGCTCCATCCACGGACGGTCAAGGGTCAGCGTGGACAGGCCGTCGTAGGCGATGATGTCGTAGTTCGTGAATTGGAGGTTCCTGAACTGAAGCGTGGTCAGGAACGGAGGAGCAACATACGCCGCCATCGCCGCCGTCGCCGTCGCGTCCGCAATCACCGTGGGCGAATACGGAGTCACCGTCACCGTCCCAGTATTGATCACCACGCCGGGAGCAAGCCAGCCCGCAAATCCCTTCTGAAAGTTCCAGTCTGTCTGGTCGTAGATCGCTTCAAGCGCGCGATACACCGCCGCCTGAGCCCGCGACAGAGGAGCGCCCTGACCCAACTTCGTAAGTCCAAAGGCGATGCTGTAGAGGCTCATTTATCGTTTCCTTGCCGCGCTCTTTCTGGTGCGTTTCTTCGATGAGGAAGAACGTCCAACCTGAAACGCCGAACCACTTTTGAAGGTGGTCCCGCGCTCGCGCTTACCGGCGTACTTGTCCAATTCCTTTTCCGACTCTCGCTGTTTTGCGAGGCGCTCTGTCTTGATCCAAGCTTTGAGCTGAGCCTCTGATGGCTCATACCAACTATCCTTCTCCTTATCTCCCGCCTTTCTTCCCTCTCTCTGCTGCATCCGCTTGATCGTTTCAGAGGCGCTGTTCTTCTCAAAAGGACGCAAATCCCCTTTCTCGTGTTCTGCAGCATAATCAACAGCACGACGCTTCTTCCAGTACCGGGCCTTGGCTCCCTTGAGGTCTTTTCTTACGCCAAACTCTTTTTTGGCCCCTTCGTAATCAGCCTTCGTGGGGCGGTAGTCGTCCTTCGTGCTCATGTAGTCGGGTTGCCTCTTCTTTGCCATAACCCCTCCACCTGTTAAAAAGGGGCGAAGCGGTTATCCCGCCCGCCCCAGATGGCCACCCGCGAAGACGGCCCTACAAACTGCTGATCAGTGCCTGAAACTGCACCGTCTCTCCTGCCAGATTCGTTCCCGGCGATACCTGACCGCCGCTCACGGGGTTACCTGTCTGAAGAAGTCCCAACGCGCCCGAATCACCCGTTCCCGTAACCACCGCCGAGGCTATATAGCCGTTGGTCGTCAGGTTGGTGCTCGTAAGGCTGGTTGAAAGAACCGGGGTAATCAAACCGTTCAGCGCGGACCCATGCGTCAGTCCCTGCACGATCACGATGTTGCCGGGAATCAGCGTCTGGTTCACCGGAAGCGCCGTGATGTTGCCTGCCGCTGTCGCCGATGCCGCTGTCGCCGCCACCGTGGTTCCGCTGATCGAGAACGAGTCCGTGTTGGCCTGAATCGGAGCGTTGCCGTTCGTCACCAGCACCGTGGCCGTAGCCGTCTCATTCGACGTGGCGCCAAGGTTAGGAGCAATCAGGTTCGCCGTCAGGGTGGTCGCCGAGGCTGTCAGCACCTGCACGATGCATCCCTGCGGAACTTCACCAGCGGCCAGACCCTGCAACACGATAAACATTCCGGGCTGAACCGTGATGCCCGTATTCGTCGCCGTGATGGTCAGGACATTCGACGCGACTGCTACCGCCGTGACCGCAATCGACTGACCCGTCCCCGTGCCCAATGCCAGCGGGTTCGATGATGTTCCCGCGAAGATCTGCTGCCACTTCAGAGTGTCTGACGCGCTTGCGTAATTCAGAGACTTGGCCGCGGCAAAGTTGAATGAGTACGACACTCCCGGCACAACCGCCGTGACCTGCACGATCACGCCGTTCAGGAAGATACCCTTGTTCGATGCACCGTTGGTCAGCAGAACGAAACTGTTCACGGGAGGAGGAGTCGTGGTCGAGACAGTAGCCACGCCGTTCGCCGTGAAGACCGAGTTGGTTGCCGCACTCGACAGCGGACCCAGTGTCAGCGGAACGCCGGACAGAGAAATGTTGCCCCCTGCGTACTCCCAGATCGCATTCCATCCCGATTGCGATGGAGCCGGGGCGCCTGCGCGGATGATGTTAAGCCCTACCGCTGTTGGCTGGAAGCGCACCCGGTAGTTCCCGCTCACGCTAGTGCATTCACTGGGGAAGTTGATATACTCGTTTGCCCCTGGGTTGTTCACCGGATCACCGGTGGACGCATAGGAGGACGGCCCCGAGCCGTACAGCATCGCAGCACGGAACTCGCCCACCTGCGCCGAAGGATACACGTAGTTCGTGTTCAAGACTCCCCCTATCCCTGCTGCGGCGGCAACCACAGATTCACGCGCACAATCGACGTAGCCGCTGCCGTGTCGATTGTGTAACCCACGAACCCGCCCACAAATGCCGTGCCACTCGTGGTCGTGGTCACAGCCGCGGCCGTTGCAGCCGTCGCCACAGAGCCAACCGCCGTCGCCGTCGCAGTGGTCACGTAGAGTGGAGCGATGCCCTGCTCCTGAATCCACATCCAGGCTCCCGCCGTCACCTGTGCTGAAGTGATTGTGGTCAGCGCCACCCCGCGCACGGTGATGAGGTCGTTGGACGACGAGTCGAACGAACTGATGAAGTTCGGGCTGTAAGACTGCTCCGCCACCAGTGAACCGCCCGATCCACCCGTCAGGACGCTGGACAGCGTGAAGGTCGGAACAGAGGTGAACCCGGACCCGGCGAACGTGACCTGAGCCGCGCTCAACGCGCCCGCAGAGAGCGTCAGCGATACTACCGCCGCTGTGCCGCCAGCCGCCGAAGACGAGATGCTAACCGTGCCACTCGATGCGCCGGTCGCCGTGATGGTGTAGCCCGATCCCGCTGCGGCTACGATGGCGTTGGCGAGGGTCTGGCCCATGCCGTATCCGACCACATAGCCATATCCGACGTTGGCCGCGGTGGCCCTTGTGGACAAGCGGACAAAACGGTAACGCCCCGGATATAGCTTCGACCCAAACTGCACTTGATAGGGGGCGAGATCGGCAGCAGACACGTCGCAGTAGTCGCCCTCATGCAGGACGCCGCCGAGGTACGGGATGCCCGACACCTGACCCAACATGCCGCTAGGCGACGTGTAGATGGTGAACGGTCCATTGAGAAATGCCAATGCTGGAACTTGCATATTACTGTCCAACCCCCTTGAACCCGAAGAGCGGCAGACCGTGAGTCGGCTGATCTCCGAAAATGTTGGTTGCGTACCGCAGATACCGGATCGCGCTCGAAACGTTGTTCGGAATGCGGTTCTCGTCGAAGTCCATCGCCCATCCCGACCCCGCCTTGGGCTTGAGCGCCACCAGCGAGTATGGATCGATGAACCACAGGCACTCGGCCGGGTTGATCATAGTGGCCGAAGGAATGTTTGAGCCTGTCGGCGAAAGCGTTCCCGCTGACACCGAGACGCCGTTCAGTTTGAACGTCGGCGTCAGGAACGGAGACAACTGGGTCGTGCCGCCCACGCCGTCATAGAACTTCGCGGTCGAGGTTGTGCCATACGCGCCAGGATTGCCTCCAGGCAGCGTCTGCCACGCCGCGCTCGACGGCGCCAGGGGGTCGGCATGGATCTTGCACCCGTTGAAGTCAACCGAAGGCCACCCAAAGTCGGTCCCTTCCTTCACCTCAAGCTGGAGAACCACGGCCTGCTGGCGGAACGCGAGTGCGATGGCGCCCCATCCGTAAAAACTGGTGAAACCGCAAAGAGCCTTCGCTCCAAGAGTGCCGAGACGGGCGTTGGCGAGCAGGAAGTGCGAGTAGTTGATCGAACCAGCCGCACCCGAAGATGTGCCCACGTAATAGGGCGTCGAGTTGTACGCCTGGCCCACCACGCCGTTGCGGGTAATGCCGCCCGTCAGCGTGAAGTAGTTGCCGAATGGGGAAGGGTCAACACCGTTGTTGAAAATCTCCTCAAACCCGTTCATGGCAAGATGGCGGTCTGTGTTGACGCCGGCGGTAGAGGAGCCCGAGACACCAGAACCGGAGTTCCACTGGCCGTGCTGGTACGCCTGCATCTCGACCATCGACTCCAGCCGCTGCGTCATGCAGTAGTTGTCGATGAGTTCCTGGTCGGCAACCTGCGTCTCGCCCGGAGCGTTGTAGAGCTTGTACTCCGTAGGCTCAACGAGCAACTGCGACACCATGAAGCGAATGTCGTACACGCTGTCGGTAACGCGCTGCTGGTTGGTCGGATTAATGGTCGCGCCCGGTTGGGTTCCCTGACCATCCGCGTAGTTGTAGATGCCGGGAGTCCGCACCCCCGTCCCCTGGAAGTCAAGGTCGATGATGCCCGCGGCACGCAACAGGCCCATGAGAGGGTAGTTGGTGCCAAACCAGTCAATCGCCGTTCCTTTGCGGATCATTTCCCGCGAGACAGCATCGCGAAAGTTGTAACTCGGATCGTTGGGAAGTCCCATATTGCCTCACACCTTTCTTACGCTGCCGCCATCCGCTTGTTGACTTCAGCGGTGACGCGGTCGCGTGCCATCTTGATCTTTTCCATCGGCGATTTGCCGGCCATATCCGAAACGCTCTTCGCGTCGGAAGGCTTGGGAATATTGGGGTAGTTCGACGGGACGCCGGGTCCAAGTTCGGGATGCCCCGAGGTCACAGGATGCGCGGCCTTGTACGCCTCAACCTGCTTCGCCGCATACTCATCCAGTTCCTTCTGGTGGTTCGCCGTCACGGTGGCCTGTTCCTTCTCGCCCACCTTGTACGTCGCTTCCATGTAGTCCCGCACGCTGCGGAATCCGGCCTTGGAGGCGCGGTCGATGATCGCGGCGGGGTCTTCGGGGAGCGGGGAACCAAAGGCGCGATGGTAGCGGTTCATCTCGTTCAGGGTCTGACCCATCGCCGTGAATCCGCCCATCATCTTTTCGGTGAGTTCCGTCACCGGGTCTTTGGCTATGGGAACCGTCACTTTTGGCATGTCGGGGATATTCAGGCCCGTAAAACCCTGTCCCTTGATGGACTCAATCGCAGCATCACGCGCGGCGAGAGCGGCGGTCAGCGCGGCGTTGTTCGCCTGCAACTGCGCGATGTTCGTCTCCGTCAGGCCCGACTTCGCGATGTTGTCGTCAATCACCCGCTGCAATGCCTGCGCGTCGGTGAGAGCCTTGTTCGCATCGGCCAGCTTGGTCTGCGCATCGGATTCGAGCGCGGCCAGCTTGCCGTTCCATGTCTTCACTTCTGCCGATTTCGCGGGATCAATCGTGATGCCAAGCCCTGAAAGGATCTCTTCAACGGTCATTCTCGTTTCCTCATCAGCCCTGCGGTGGGGCTCCGGGTTGCGGTGGTTGCTGCGTAGGAGCCTGTGCCGACTTCTGTATCGCCTGCACAATGCTCATCACGGCTTGATTCAGGTCTTCCTGAACCGAAACGTTCTGCGTTGCTAGTGTGTGGAGGATTTGGGCGATCTTGCCCAGTGTCGTCTGGAGGGGGTTCTGAGGCGCAGAAGCACCCGCGCCGGGTTGCGGAGCGGATGCCTGCGGATTTGCCATTGACGTAGCCATTCTTGGACTCGCTGGCTACTCGCTATTTCTTGCTATGCTTCCGGCTGCGACGCTTGCCGCGCTTCTTGCCCTTGTGCTCGCTGACGCCCTTGATGGTCATGCCCTTCTTGTGTGCCATAACTGCCTCCTT